TATTATTGGTTTTTTAAATTTTAAATGAAATATGTACTAATCTTGTACGTATGTAGTTTCATAAATCAAGCAAATCCTATTTGTAATGAAAATCACGTAGTTCCTTTAGAATTTGATACTTATAAAGAATGTATATTACAAGGTTATAAATCCTCTCATAATACCTTAAAAGAATTATATGGAGAAAGAATTGAACAAGAAAAACTAGCAATTAAATTTTATTGTCAAGGAGTTAAGGTAGGTGAAAATATCTGATAATACTTCAATAGCTATGCCTATGAGAAATCTCATAAGTATAGTAGTTGCAGTAGCTGTAGGTGTTTGGGCTTACTTTGGAATAGTAGAAAGAATAAATGTTCTAGAAACTTCAGAACAATTAATGAAAGCTGACCTTTTAAAAAAGGCAGAGCAAACACCCAAAAATTTAGAAATGCTGATGTTAATTGAAATGAACGCAAAGTTATTAGAAAAACACCAAATTCAATTAGACGAAAATATCCACACTAAAGTTTTATTAACTGAAGCAAATAAAAAAATAGATAAACTACAAGAAGACGTAGAAAAATTAATTAGAAAAAATGGTAATCACTAATGGTAGAAGTAATGGCATTATTAATGTTTGTTGGAGTAGAACAAAAATTAGTTGAATTTACATATATGCCCTCAGTTTCAAAATGTATTGAGAAAAAAAGAATAGCTACGAGAAATAGTAATTCTCTTTATATTTGTTCTAAAGTAAAAGCAGAATTAAGTGATGATATGAAAATTATAAGAATAGAGAGAAATCAATGAGTGATGAAAAACTAAAAGAACTTCACGGAGTTCTAGCAACTAAATTACTAGAAAGAGTAAAAGACCCTGAAGTTAAGTCTTCAGATTTAAATGTAGCAAGACAATTTTTAAAGGATAATAATATAGACGCTGTACCTACACAGGACAGTCCACTTCAAAAACTTATAGAAGAACTACCTTTTGATGAAAAACGAAAAAATCCTGTCAAGACTAACTGACTTTAGGAATTTTCTATACATCACTTGGAAGCATTTAAATCTACCTGAACCAACTAAAATACAATACGACATAGCTGACTATATAGCTAATGGTGATAGTAGAATAATTGTATCTGCTTTCAGGGGTGTCGGAAAAAGTTGGATAACAGCTTCTTATGTATTGTGGAGATTACTATTAAATCCAAATGTTAATATATTAGTTGTATCTGCTTCTAAAAATAGGGCAGACGATTTTAGTACATTTTGCCTTAGATTGCTACACGAAATTCCAATATTACAACATTTATATCCACGAGACGAACAAAGACAATCTAAGATAAGTTTTGACGTAAATACTGCTATAGCTTCACAGCAACCCAGTGTAAAATCACTAGGAATTACGTCACAAATTACAGGTTCTCGTGCTGATTTAGTAGTAGCTGATGACGTAGAAACGTCAGGAAATACGCAAACTCAGTTTATGAGAGATAAGCTCTCAGAAGCCATAAAAGAGTTTGAAGCAGTGATTAAGCCAGATACCTCTAGAATTGTCTATCTGGGTACACCTCAGACCGAGCAAAGCATATATAATAAGCTACAAGAGAGAGGATATAAGGTCAGATATTGGACTGCTAGATACCCTAGTGAAAAACAGATAAAATCCTATGGTTCTAATCTAGCACCTATAATTAACAATACTTGGTCTACTGAACTTATAGGTAAACCAACTGACCCTACGAGATTTGACGAAAAAGACTTACTAGAAAGAGAAGCCAGTTATGGGAGACTAGGTTTCAATATGCAGTATCAACTAGATACTACACTTTCTGATTTAAACAAATTCCCACTAAAATTGTCGGATTTAATTGTAATGAATTGTAATCCTGACAATGCACCAGAGAAAGTAATATGGGCTTCTAGTCCTGAACTACAACATAATGATTTACCTAATGTTGGACTTCAGGGTGACGCTTATTTTAGACCTATGAATATACAAGGTCAGTGGCTTCCATATACAGGGTGTGTAATGGCGATTG